CAGATGCAAACAATGCCAACAAAATCCTTGCCGAACTTCAGAAAACCTTTGCGGAATTTCAGGAAGCGCGTGACGAGGAAATCAAGGGCATCAATGCGAAATTCGCTGATGTTGTCCAGACCGAGAAGGTTGATCGCATCAATGCAGACCTTGAAAAGCTGCAGACCGCGATGGACGAAACCAATACCCTGATCGCCGCTATGAAAGTTGGCGGGGCGCAAGGCGAAAACAATCCAGCAAAGGCCGAGTACAACAAAGCCTTCAACAATTGGTTCCGCCGTGGCGTTGGTGAACAGGCGCTTGGTGATTTGGCTGTTAAGGCCGCGCTCCAGACCGATTCTGATCCTGATGGCGGTTATACCGTTCCAGAAGAAATGGAAGCCGGTGTTGATCGTATTCTCGGCACTGTCTCGGCAATGCGCCAGGCCGCTCGTGTGGTCAGCATTTCATCCTCGACTTACAAGCGCCTGGTCAACACAACCGGCACAAGTTCCGGTTGGGTTGGTGAACGCGAAGCCCGAAGCGAAACAAACACCCCAAGCCTTTCTGAACTGGAATTTCCAGCCATGGAACTTTATGCAAACCCTGCGGCAACGCAGCGTATGCTTGACGATTCCGTGGTCAATGTGGATGCCTGGCTCGGTGAGGAAGTTGCAACTGAATTTGCTGAACAGGAAGGCGCTGCTTTTATCACCGGTAACGGCGTGAACAAGCCTCGTGGTATCCTGCAGTATGATACTGTTGCGGACGGATCCTGGGCATGGGGTAAGTTGGGCTTTGTGGTCTCCGGCGTTGCTGCAGACATCAACGATGCCACCAACAACGGCGTTGATGGTCTGATCGACCTGGTTTACAGCCTGAAACAAGGATACCGCCAGGGGGCATCATTCATGATGAACCGCACTCTGCAATCCAAGGTTCGCAAGCTGAAAACCATCGGGGACACCGAGGGCTATCTTTGGCAACCATCAACACAGGTCGGACAGCCCGCAACATTGCTTGGTTACCCGATCATTGATGATGACAACATGTCAGATGTTGGTGCCAATGCGTTCCCGATTGCCTTTGGCGACTTCAACCGGGGATATCTGATTGTTGACCGCACCGGCATTCGTGTCCTGCGTGATCCTTACACCAACAAACCATACGTGCATTTCTACACTACTAAGCGCGTTGGTGGCGGGGTTTCCAACTTCCAGGCAATCAAACTGCTGAAATGCAGCGCGTAACCTGCGGATCATGAATTGAAGGGCGTTCGCGCCCTTCTTTCCCAACTTCACATGAAAGGACAGTGCAATGAAAGACATGCACAAAAGCGTGAAAATCATTCACGCGATCACTCCGCAGGCTGTCGGAACTTCCGGCATTGCAGGCGGCAAATTGAGTTCGGCAATTGACCGCAGAGGTTATGAGTCTGCCGAAATCGTTTTCAGCTACGGCACAACTGCAACAGTCGCTGATACGCTTACCCCGGTCATTTATGAAGCGGCTGCAACTGGTGATACGTTCACTTCTGTTGCTGATGCTGATCTGATCGGCTCGGAAGCGGCTGTCACACTGACCGCAGCCGGGTCAAAGTCCATTGGCTATCGTGGTAACAAGCGATATCTGAAAGTCAGGCTCTATGGAACAGGCCACGCAACCGGCATCGTGTCGGCTGCTGCTGTTCTCGGTGATCCTGCAATTGGACCCGTTGCCACTTGAGTTTGGATAGTGGTGAAAGACAGGTTGCGCCGAATGTTGATGGCATTCGGCGCGATCATGTCGCAAGATATGAATTTGCATTGACGCAAATTGAGGCGGGGTCAAAGGTTTTGGATCTTGCTTGCGGCGTTGGATATGGCAGCGACATTCTAGCCAAGGCCGGTCATACTGTCACTGGCATTGATGTTGATGGCGAGGCTATTGCTTATGCCAAAGAACATTATGCTGGTAATGGGGCTGAATTTATTCAGGCAAGTGCAGAAAATATCGAACTTACGGATTATGATGTTGTTGTTTGCTTTGAAACCATTGAACACATCAAACACCCCATGCCGTTATTGCGTGGGTTTAGGTCGGCGGCTCCTAAACTGATTGCCTCGGTCCCAAATGAGGAAATCTTCCCATACAAAAATTACAAGTTCCATTTCAGGCATTATACCAAGCAGGACTTTATTGACCTGTTGTGCGAGGCCGGATGGGGAGACTGTGAATGGTTTGGACAGACGGATCATTTATCCGATGTTGAACCAGACATTAATGGGCGAACATTGATTGCAGTCGCCAATCATATTGATCCGGTAAGGGCCAAAAACAGACCACCGGAACACGTTTCAATTGTCGGATTGGGGCCATCATCTGCGGCTTATCTTGATTTAGCAAAGCGGCTCGGTGACCGGCGCGTATATTGCGATGAAGTATGGGGAATCAATGCGATTTCCAGCGTAATCCAGTGCGACCGTGTGTTCCACATGGATGATGTAAAGGTTCAGGAGGGACGCGCCAAACTAAAACCGGATGGCAACATTGCGGCGATGGTCAATTGGCTTAAAACCTATCCGGGACCGGTTTATACAAGCGTTGTCCGTGAAGGTTATCCCGGGCTTGTCGAATATCCGCTTGAGGCGGTTCTGAACGGTGAGTTTGATGCCGCTGGCGGGGTTCCATACTTCAACAGCACAACCGCTTACGCAATCGCTTATGCAATCCATATCGGGGTCAAACAGATTTCTTTATTCGGAATTGATTACACTCTTGCCAACATGCACTCGGCAGAACAGGGCCGTGCTTGTTGTGAATTTTGGCTTGGTATCGCTGCTGCGAGGGGAATTGAGGTTCATGTCCCTGAACAAAGCAGTCTTATGGATGCCTGTGTTCCAGAACGGGAACGGCTTTACGGATATGATCTTGTGGATGTCTCATTTGCAGATCGGGAAGATGGCGGGGTGACTGTTTTTATGGAGGATCGCGAAGATCAGCCGACAGCAGAAGAAATAGAAGCCCGTTATGACCACACAAAACACCCAAATCAATTGATGCGAAAGGAAGCAACATGAAAGCCAAGGTTTCAAAGGAATTTATCGGGCGACCGGATACCGAAGCGCTGGCGCGTACCGTTTCAGTCGGTGAAGTTATCGACGGTGATCTGGCTGAATATGCAGTTGGTGCAAAACTTGCCAATGCAGTAGGCAACGCACCAAAACAGGAAGCCAAACCAGGCGTAAAGCCGGAAATCAAGGCAAAGAAATAATCAATGCTGAAACCTGTTCGCACAGTCGCTCCGGCAACGGCTATAATCACCACAGCAGACCTGAAAGCCCACTCGGACGTTGGGTTTTCGGATGATGACGCGCTGTTTGCCGACTGTATCACCGATGTAACCGCCTATTTGGATGGATATTCTGGTATTTTGGGTCGGTGTCTCATTACGCAGACATGGCGGCAGGATTTTGAATGCTGGTCAAAGTGTTTACGTTTGCCTTTCCCAGACGTTCAATCGGTCACAGTCACTTATTTTGACACTGACAATTCAGAGCAAACAGTCAGTTCGTCGCTTTATGAGTTGTTGGAGGACGGGCGCGGTGCATTCGTGAAGTTCACTAGCAGCTTTACATCGCCATCGCTCTACAGTGATCGTACAGACGCGGTACGGGTGGCTATGGTCGTTGGGTATGGAGACGCATCAACGGACGTTCCTGGGCCTATTCTAAGGGCTGCAAAGATGCTTGCCGCGCTTTGGTATGAGCAAAGAGAAACCGGCTCGGAATCTCAAATGTTTGATGTGCCTTACGGGCTGCAAATGATGATCCAGCCTTATCGAAGGGTAATATCATGAAAGCGAAACTGAAATTCAGGTGCAATGGTAAGACATATCAGAAAGGCGACGAAATACCGGAGGATATTCGGGATTTTGCTGCCACGCGAGGTTATTCATGCAAGCCGGAAAACTCCGAACCAAAGTCACATTCTACCAGCAAACCGAAACCCCAGACGAAGCCGGTGGTTATGCACACGGATGGGGAAATCCGCAAATAGTGCCTTGTGAGTTTATTTCCCAATCGGGCCGCGAGGCATTGGAAGCTGGAAGGATGGAATCCACGGTTCGGGCGAAACTTGTTGCCAGGGCCAAGGCTGTTACCTTCCTTGATCCAAGCTGGAAGGCGACCATTGACGGTGTGGATTGGAATGTTATTTCGGTGATCCCGTTCGGGCAGCGTGACAGACGGGTGGACATCTTAATCGAGACTGGAACAAGCGTTTGACGATCACGGTTGAGTTCAGGAACAAGGACAGGCTATTCCAAGCCCTTCGGCAAACGGTCCCGGCCATTGACAAGGAAGTCCGCAAGGCACTTGCCCAGGGCGGCGATGAAATGGTTGCCAAGGTCAAATCCATGGTCCCGGTTGATAGAGGCGATCTGCGCGATAGTGTGGAATGGAAGTGGACAAAGGCAACTGAAAACCAGTTTTCACGTTCGCCGCAAATCATCGTTCAAGAGGGCGCTGACAAACGGGGTGAAGATGCATTCTATGCTAGATGGGTTGAGTTCGGGACGCCTAACACGCCAAGGCAGCCGCATTTTTTCCCCGCTTATCGCCTGTTGAAACGCAAGATCAAGGGCCGGATTACCCGCTCAATTACCAAGGCGATCAAAAAAGCCGGATTTGGGGCCAAGTAAATGTCACACAGTTATGAAGTCCAAAAGGCTGTTTACAGTCTGCTTGATGGCGCGTCTATTTCTGGCGTGGTGTCGATTGTGGACAATCCCAAAACCGAAGTCAGTGCGGCTGATTACCCATTCATTGAAATAGGTTCATCCCAGACCATTCCTGCCGATGCTGGCGGGGATACGGGCAAGGATGAATTTATCGATATCCACACATGGTCACGGTATCGCGGCCAAAAGGAAGTCAAGAATATCATGGGCGCTGTTTATGACGCGCTCCACCACCAATCACTGACAGTCACAGGCAGAAACACGGCTTTTTGCTGGCTTGATGACGAGCGCGTCATTGATGCGCCGGACGGGCTTACCCGCCACGGTGTTCAAACCTTCAAAATCACTCATAGGAGTTAAATATCATGGCTATGAAAGGTTCTGCCTTTTTGCTGAAAAAGGGTACATCTTCCAGCGGCACGTCCATTGGCGGTTTCCGAACAGTTGCGTTTTCAATCAATTCGGAAACGGTTGACGTTACCACTGCCGACAATACAAACCGTTGGCGCGAATTGCTGGCTGCTGCCGGTATAAAATCCATGTCAATTACCGGATCTGGTGTCCTCGCGGACACTGCGCCTCACGATCAGATGATTGATGATGTGATTGCACAGACAACCGATGCTTATGGCGTGGTTTTGGATACTCTCGGCACGTTTGATGGTGATTTCCAGATTGCAAGTCTTGAGGCTTCCGGCGAATACAACGGCGAGATTACTTACTCGATCACGCTGGAATCTGCCGGTGATATCACTTACGCGGCAACCGCGTAATGGTTCCAAATCCTGAACGTGGTGAAGTGGAGATTGTTCTTGGCGATGCCAAGGGCATTCTTTGCGCGGAAATGTCCAAACTTGCCGCGTTTTCTGGCGTGATTGGAACAAAGACCCTACAGGAAGTTTTCCAGAGACTTGCGGGCGCGGAACCATTCGCCATGT